GGCACCAAGTATCTAATGCAATGGCGATGGCGTTGCACGTTTAGAGATGCGTACTATGTTTGTTGTTTGATTTGGCCTTGGGCTCATACTAAATTACCTAAAATCAATCAAGTCATTGATCATTATGGAAAATATGTAATGAATGATAAAGTTGTAGATCTAAACGAATATAAAAAAGCGATGAGTTTAGAATGATAAAAAAATTTAAAACTATTAAACAACACTACATCAAAAGTTTATTAAACTTTGATAAGTATGATAATATCGTTGAACAAATAATTAAGGAGAAACTTGGTCATGGAAACAAACGAAGACAAAAAAATAGCCAAAATTCTAAAAAAAATAAAAAATAAACCTCAGTTTGGTTTAGGTCAGGTACCTAATTATGGTAAGTCTAGATCAGGTAGAGAGTACGGAGGATTTATAAAAGCGTCTGTGTATAATAAGATGAAATATAAACCAACTAATAGAGGAAAAAATATAACTAAGAAAGGACCTTATGAAATCTAAAAAATTTAAATACGATGGTAAATCTAGACCAAGTAATAAATTATATAAAAAAAATTTTGATGAAATTTTTGGTGTAAAAATTAAAAAAGATGAAGAAGTAACCGGGTATTATTATAATGGTTATAAAGATAACGCTAAAATTGAAGTATTAACCGAAAAGAAAAATGATAAAAAAGAGTAATAAATACAGCTATATACAAGGAAAACAGCTCACGGACCCCGGAACAGGGACCAGGGTTTATGATATAGTTGGTACTAGACTTCCAAGTGTAACTACGATATTAGGCGCTACCAAAAATCAACAATTTTTAAAAGACTGGAAGGACAAAGTCGGTGAAAAAGAAGCAGAGCGAATCAAGAATTTATCTAGCAGGCGGGGAACTGCCATGCACAAATTCCTGGAACATCATATCCTCGGAACTGGCTGTGTGGATCTTACAGCGATCGGACAGGAGGCGCGTCCCATGGCCGACAAAATTATTGAGATCGGTCTTACGCCTGTGGAAGAATATTATGGCTCTGAAGTCATGCTTCATTATCCGGGTCTTTATGCAGGTAGCACAGATTTGGTTTGTTTACATAATGGCATGGAAACTATTGTTGACTTCAAACAGAGTAATCGTCCGAAAAAAGAAGAATGGATCGAAGATTATTATTTGCAAATCGCAATGTACGCAATGGCCCATGACTACGTTTACAAAAGCAAAATTGAACAAGGAGTTATCATGGTCTGCACGCCTGACTTATATTATCAAGAATTCAAAACAGAAGGTGCAAGCCTCAGAGCCTGGAAGCACAAGGCATTGAAACGAATTCACATGTATAATGAATTAATGCATGATGAAAAAGAGAATATAATAAAACAAAGTGATTTACCCGGATTGCTGAAAGAAATGACAAAGGAGAAAAAAAATGAACGATAAGTTGTTTAGAACGATTCTAAAAAGATATGAAGCTGAAATTGAGGACGCACATTACAAGATTGAGGCTATTTGTGAACACAATTTAGTTATACCAGAACACGTTGATATTACAGGAGAGGTAGACAAACAGCTCGAACGCATTGCTGCAGCCGAGGACAAGTTGGCAGCAATGAGGAAATATTATGGCGGAAAAAAGGCAAATAAGGCAATATTGTGATTAAAAAACTCCAGTGTATATGTATGGTAAAAAAAATAAAAAAAATAAAAAAAACTACTTTAGAAAAAGTGTCTTTTCTGTCACTTTGCTCTAGAAGCATTGGTATATATGACTTTAGGGTAGACACTTTTTGTTAAAAAAAAGTGTCATGTGACAAAAAATAATGTCACCTAAGACAGTATTTTAGTTTGCCTACGCGCGCGCGATACAAAATTCTGGAAAAACTGATTTTTTTTAGATACATATACAGATATGCCAAAAAAGAGAAAAAGAGTTATAGCCGTAGACGGCCCGGATATTCCTTACCCTAGAGTTAGAGTTGAATGGATTGATTGTGTAAGTGATTCTGGTTGGGCTACTGATAAAGAGTTTGATAGAATGAAATTTGCAAAACCAATTAACGAAGGTTGGCTATATTCAAAAGATAAAAATTCTCTAAAACTATTTGCGTCTTATGACAAAGATGAAGATGGTATTACTTTTGGTGATCGGACGATGATTCCGATTCCTTGGGTAAAGAAGGTGACAAAACTTTAGGCTCTTCTGGCGTTACATCAACAACATCATCATTTAAAAGACTTGCGTAATCTTCTTCGATTTGTGCCATTTTCATTTCTAGTTGTTCTTCTGTCATGTCTTCTAATTTACCATGTTTTATTATTTTTCTGTCTATGTATAGTCCTCCTGCCTTGCCTCGATTTGTTTCAGCGTTTACAGCAGCGGAGAAAGAATTCTTTTTCAAAGCTAAATCCTTAATTCTAGCTAATTCAGCTACGTGGCCTTCATAGTTAACACCAAATTTTAAATTTCTTTCTTGCTTTAATTCATCTAAGTACTGAACTACCAGCGGTGCCTGCTTGGGATTAGTTAACTCAGCGCCTTCTTGTCTACACCTTTTCTTGCTGTAGCCCGCTAGCTCGGCTGCTTCAGCTTTGTTGACTGGTCCTTCAGGTCCACCGAATACCAAATACTCGGCAAATCTTTTTTGCATTTCTGTTAATCTTTTAGGAACTCCCATGTTGACTTTTTAAGGTAACTATCCTATATTGTCAATAGCATGAAAGATAAGCGTACATATAAAACACAGAAAGAACATGGAGAAGATATGAGTCATGAAAACGAAGTTAGTTTTGATGTTTCTGCTATTACAGATCAATATAGAGCTGACTTAAAAAAATACCAAGACAGAGAATCTGAATATATTAAAACAAAAAATCAATTAGATAGCACTAAACAAATTGTGATTAATATGTCCGGCACGATAAGAGAACTACATACACAAAATGAAAACTTTCAAGCAGAAATTGCTAGACTTCGAGAAGAGATTCAACTATTAGAGATGCAGATAAAAAAATGAGAGTACAAGACTTACAACAATTTTTATCTAAATTTACAGAAGGCAAAAAAGATGGTAGCCGTCAAGGTAATGCATTATCCAATGCTGTTATCTACGTTGAGATAAATGGTTACATACATAAAATAGTTAGAATGGAAGTACAAGAACACACAACACCTATAATAGGACACAAGGGGCACAGCGCTCATCGTTTAGTTCTCAAAACAGAAAAAACTAACAGGATAGCCTTACCACCAAAACTGCAAATTTAAGCGCAGTGATTACCTTGAAAAACATATGGGCCCAGAGGCTAAATTTTATCAAAATGTTAAGCAAAATTTTAAATCATTTTCACTTATTCGACTTGAAAATATTAGCTTACTTGGCACTCCTGATCTATTGGTCTGTAATACTTCTGGGAACTTTTGTACTATAGAATTAAAGGTTACTAAAGGTAACAAAATTCGATTTAGCCCTCATCAAATTGCGTTCCATATTAAGCACCCACACAACACATTTATCATGGTAAAGGCCCTTGGTCCTTTACCCCCTAAAACTTCTCCAATATCCATGTACCATGGTTCAAAGATAGAAGAGCTTGTAACTTCAGGCTTGAAGCTTGAAGCTTGTTACTCTGATTGGGACGCTTGTCGCTTGGCGATTGAACGGGTTGGTTCGAAAGCTTGAAGCTTGGTGCTTGAAGCTTGTTCCTTGTTGCTGCTTGGAGCTTGTTGCTTGGGGCCCGGACCAGGACGCACGCTTGTCGCTTCCGTCGAAGCTTCGTCGCTAATGGCCTGATCCAGTTTATTACGTAGCTTGCGTAATTCTTTATAATATTTTGGGTGTCTAAACATGTTAATGTGCTTTGTATGATATATTTTTTATATCAGGATTCCAGCATTGTCTACAATCTAAACACTGATTCCCTTGCTTTGAGCTCGGACAAACAATTGACGTTGCACCAAACCAGGGCTGGTCCTTGGTAATGACGCTTGAAGAGTTAGGCCACGAAGCAGGCGCCAATTGGTCCATCATTGGCGCGCTAAATCGTATGACTAAATTTGTAGGCTTGTCTGTCAGGTGGTCCTTGATCCATGCTTCACGTGTTGGCAACCAGTGACGCTTTGTAGGTGTTAACCTGCAGACATTGTAAATTTTGTTTAGGTGGTCCAGATCCTGGACGTCGCCGCTGTCATGCCACCTGAATACATCTGGCTTTTTGCTATTGATCAGGTGAGCCATTGCCTGGACCCAGGCTGGGTCCTTGATGGCTGCCAGCCGGCGGTACTGGGCATCCTGGACAACCTTGAAGACGTAACAACCTTTGAGCGCATAACAATCATAACACACTGAGCCCTTAACAGCTTGGAGCTTGGAGCCTGTTTTGCATTCCTTGGCAGGTAAACCTATTGACCAGCCAGGCATTTTTGAAGGCTTGCTTAGACTGCCTCCTATAATTTTAAGAGCTTCTTCTGTTTTCATAATTTCTCCTTTAATTTATAGGATGTTATAACTGGATATAATTTTCTTGTCAAGCTTGCTGCTTGACGCTTGCAGCTTGCAGCTTCCTTTTTATATCCATTGGCTTCTAACCATCTCCAGTGATGTATCAGGGCCTGCAGGCTCTGAGATCCGGGGTTCCTACTCATCTTCAGAGATCCCAAAGTATGGTAGCGGGCTAACGCAATCATCTTTTATTTTTTTTAATATAATCTTTTCTGCTTCAGCTTCGCTGTCTGCTTCTATGATCAGGCCATCGTAGGGCTGCAATGCTTCCTGCATGCCTTCAAAGTCCATTTGTATTGTATATTTATTAGTGTTTGATTTTTTCATACTTTTTCATGTCCTCTTTCACTAGTCGCAGAATCTCTTCCAGAGCGTCTGCTATTCTTTTCAATTGTGTTGTGTCCATATTTATTCCTTTCTAAATGCATCCTATCATCTCCAGGATCCTTTGTCAAGCTTGAAGCTTGAAGCTTGTCGCTTGTGCCGGAACTGGTCTCATGCCAAAAGGCGGGCCCAGCCCAGCAACACAAACAGGACCAGTCCCACTGGTTTCGTCTCCAGCGAGTTTGTGGACTGATCCCAGATCCAATTTCAGCGTGTCTAGAATACCTGGACAATTGGATCAGGGATCAGTTGTTGTCCTGCGCAGGCGGGCCTTTCTCTCTGCAGAAGTACCGGGCCATCCAGATATGAATCGCGACCTGAACTATAGTGGGTTAATTCCCACAGCTACAACACTGATCCCAGATCCATTGTACTTGAAGACGCTCTTCGCGCGGTGTTTAGACAATGGATCAGGGATCAGTTCTGGTTGTAGAATTCAAGTAATACAACCAGAAGTTGTCCCAACTTAATTATTATCGGTTAACTCTTTAATGACATATAATTAAGTTAATCAAATATAATGCTTGACTATCCTATTGTCAAGTGATATTTATTCTTTATGCAAAAAAACATAAAGGAGAAAAAAACAATGACTAGAATAAGACTAAATCAAGAGTATCGGAACAAGATAGCAAATAGAATGAGAGTACACTTGGAACAAGAAGATACTATTGAAAAACAAAAGTATGACGAACTGAAAGCAAATCAGATTGACATAAACGACAATGCGTGGAAAGTTGCTGAAACAATAGTAAGGCGACATTATACAGACGAAGATGTAGAGAAAGCATATTATCTTCAAAATAAATTTGAAAATGTTTCTACTATTGCAAAAGATAGTTGTTTCCATTTTCATTATATGGGAGAAGTTGAAGATAGAGATTATGATAACAATGTTATTATGGAAAAAAAAGCTATTGAAAAACATTTTGACTTTAGATTAAATGGTTCAATAGATACTGAAAACAATTCTTCTTATAGTAATAATTACAATGAATATGGTTATGCTTTGTTTCGTGATGAACTAAAAGCACAAGAAGATTGCAACCCAGATATTTTGATTGAACAAGAGGGCAAAGACCACAACCCACACAAAACAAAATATGTTGACAACAACAATAAATATCTTGGTGATGATGACAAAGGTTATGGCAAAGAATGGAATGAAAAATATCAATTAGATTTAATTGGTAGAGATTATTGCAGGGACAGGTCAATAGCTTGTAATGAACAAGAGTTTAGATTTTTAGTAGAATGGAAACGACTTAAAGGGCAATTTGTTATTGCACATCACAAATGGATAAAATCTGTTTTAGACCAGATGAAAGAAATTAAACTTGGTCTTAAAGGATATAAATATTTAGATGAAGCAATAGAACTTTGTACTGAATTAGGTATGCCAATTACTGACGCAGAAATTGTTAGAACTAATAGTACAGGTTTAACTATCTACAACCCTAAAAATCTAGCTGATAGAATAAAAGGTATGAAGAATAAAAAAGTTAAAACAAAAGAGGAAAAAATAGCGGAAAGATTGTTGTATGAAAAACAACAAAATAAAAGTGTAAATTAACACTTGACGAGGGCTATCCTATATTATAGGATAGTCCCAGAAAGAGAGAAAAAAATATGACTAAAACATTTTACATAACTTATTGGGCTTCTAAACATAAGAAGCACATAACAAGACAAGGCAAACATGACGACAAAAGCAGATATGGAGTTGCTAAAAATGGAACTGCTTATTATGTTTATTATGATCTAGACGCACATGGATATAGAACTGCAAGTGGCAGTTGGAAAGTGAGGCACTAATGCCAATAGAAATAAAACTTTTATTTTGGTTTATGATTGTTGTTTGTGTTTGGCAGATGGCGAGGGGCAGATGACTTATAATTGGTGTCATGGTCCAAACTGCCATACTCAACACACACAATCAAGAGTGCGAGGTAGTAAGGG